GGATTTAAACTAATTTCACAAAGAGGTGATATATCATTAAGAGCAAAAGGAAATAAAAATATTATATTAGAAGTAAATAGTGGTGCTAAAGTGTATCATGGTTCTCCAAATGCAAAAGAGCAAGCTATTTTAGGTAATAAATTAGTAGATTTAATAAGTCAATTAATAGATGTTATGACAAACGTTCAATATCAAACATATATAGGTCCTACTATTGCAAGTAGTATTTTACCTCAATATAGAACACAATTAACTACTATTAAAACACAATTAAAATCAACTCTTTCTAAAAATAATTACTTAATCTAATGTCTTGGAAACAATTTGAAAAAGAGGTTGCAGAGCAGATGGAAATTGGATTTAAAAGTCCTGATGATTTTGCTAGATTTTTTACAGATAAATACGATGAATGTGTAAAACGAGGTGTAGATTTTATTACATTAAATCCGGTTAGTAAAGGCAATAAAGAGTTGATGTATTCTATGATACAAATTGCAAACTTAACATCAGCAGCTGCTTTAACTCCTTCACTATATGATTTGTATTTTAATATGTTAGGTGATGCGGTTGTGGGATATTGGAGTGGGGCAACATCACAAAAAATATTCATTCCACTAATACCAGCAACCGGTACGTTTGTTAATATAGGTGTTAAAGACAATATTGTAACATTTCCTGGTACATGGCCTAAGGCAAAGGTAAGACCGATGAAAAATGTTAGAGTATTTTTAAAAACATTTACATCATTTGCAAGAATGCATTTGATAACAATTAAAGGGTTATGTACAACCGTTTCATTATATCCACCTCTACCTGGTATTGTGGGTGATGGGGTTATACAATGGACTGGGTATAAAGTAGTAGAGCCTAAAAAGCGATATATTGCAGATGTATCGGATGTATATGAAATTCCTAATGAAACAAGTACTATTTTACATACCTTTGAAAAAGGATTGGAAGTAGATACACAAAAAATAAATGATATTTGGGTATATGCAAAAGATATCAATAATAGAGGTGGGTTTGTTAAAAAAGAATTTATAACTAATAAAACCCCAAATTAGTAAAAAAACAATAATTATATATAGTAAATTACAATTTATGGATCAGAAAGATTTAATTAAGGCGTTAGTAAAAGTTCTAAGAGAAGATATTAAAAAAACTCTAAAGGAAGAAATACGAATAGCGGTTAAAGAGGTGTTAAATGAAACAATTAATGAAACACCAAAACAAAAGGTAAATGAAAATTACCAAATGAAATCAAGAGATGATGGTAGCTATGGTACAATCCAATACGGACAAAGACCTATGATATCTCCATCTGATTTAGGATATGGTGATAATTTTAGAGAATACTCACAGCCTGAAACGGTGGTAGGTGGAACTCAATCGGAGTATGGTTCTTATTTACAAGGACAAGAACAAAGTGGTATTCCATTAGAACATAAATTAGCAATGGCAGCTCAAAGAAATCCAGATGCTACTGCACCTGTATTAAAGGCTTTAAATAGAGATTATTCACAATTAGTTAAAAAATTCAATAAGGGGTAGATATAAGTGGCAATAGAAGTACAAAAATCGTTTGTAATTGATTCTCAGGACAGAAGTGTTGGGATATCATTACCATTGGGTAGTTCAAACAATGGATACTTTGCCGTTAATTATACTACAAAAGACCAGGTTAAAACAAATTTAAGAAACTTAATTTTAACTGAACCTGGTGAAAGGATTGGTAACCCATTATTTGGTACACCACTAAGAAGATTTATTTTTGAACCATATATGGAAGGTGAATTTGAAGAAGGTATTGAAACTGCTATAACAACAGCAATCAATACATATATGCCTTTCATTGGTATTGATTCTATTATATTCGATAAGAGTAATGAAAATAAAGATAAACATTTGGTAAATTTAGAATTAAAATATTCAATAAACTTTTCAGCAATTCCAATTGTTGATACATTAACGGTTAACATATAATATGGCACTGAATCCTAAAGATAAGTCGTGGATATCTAATAAGAAAGATATAAAATATTTAAACAGAGATTTTAGTTCTTTGAGACAATCTCTAATTGAGTTTACTAAAACATATTTTGCTAATACAAATAGTGATTTTAGTGATGCATCTCCTGGTATGATGTTTATAGAACAGGCCGCATATGTGGGTGATGTTTTATCATATTATACCGATGCTCAATTAAAAGAATCATTTATAAATGTAGCATCTGATGTTGGAAATGTGTTTAGGCACGCTCAGAATTTTGGATATGTTCCTAAAATAAGTAGACCAGCAACTACTACATTGACAGTATATCAAGTAGTTCCATCGGTAAACCCATCTAATCCTGAACCTGATAGTAGATATTATCTTAAGATTAAAGAAGGTATGGAAGTGGTTTCATCTACTAATAATAATATAACATTTAGAACTACGGATATAGTTGATTTTGCAGATCCTAATGGTAGAACAATTTCGGTTTTAACAAGAACTGGTACTCAAATAAATCAATTTTTGATTACAAAGGAAGTTCCTGCAATTAGTGCTACGGTGGAAACCTTAAATTTAACAAATTTTAATAATCCATTTAGACCTAATCCAACGTTTACTATTACTGATAATAGATTTATTAAAATTTTATCAATCAAAGATGTAAACGATCAAACATACTATTACGAAGTTCCATATTTGGCACAAGAAATGATATATGTTAAAGAACAAAACGCATCAATTAATAATTCTGTATTATCAGCTAATTCAAATACTACACCTTATATTTTAAAGCAAATCAAAACAAACAAAAGATTTACTACTAGAGTTGTTGGTGAAGAATTAGTACAAGTTAGATTTGGGGCAGCAAGTGAGTTTACGGCAGATGAAATGATTATACCTAATACTAAAAATGTAGGGTTGGGATTAAATAATTCAATTAGTAGATTAGAACAATCCTTTGATCCTTCTAATTTCTTAAAAACATCTACATATGGAATTGCTCCACAAAATGCAGAGTTGGAAATAAAATATTTATCAGGTGGTGGTATTGAATCAAATGTTAAAACAAATGATTTAAGAAGTATTACTAAAGTAGAATTTTTTGAAGACCTATTAAGTTTTGATAATATTAATTCGGTATCATACAACGCAGCAAAAGCATCAATTGCAGTAGATAATTTGATTCCTGCAACGGGTGGTAGAGGATTAGAAACATTAGAAGAAATTAGAGAAAACGCGATTGCAAACTACGCATCTCAAAATAGAGCAGTTACTAAACAAGATTATGAAGTAAGAGCATTATCATTAGAACCATCATTCGGTAGTATTGCAAAAGTATATGTTGAACAAGATTCAGCAGCTGATATAAATCCTACTCAAAATGTATTAAGAGATCCTAAGAGTAGAGATGAGTTTTTAAATATGACAAAATCCTTGATAGGAAAATCAGATGCTGAATTAGAAACGGCTGTTAATAATTTTTTAGAAAGTAAGCAAACTATAAATTCAGAAAATAATCCATTTGCAATTAATATGTATGTTTTATCATATAATTCGGATGGTAAATTGGTGGTAGCAAATAACGCAACTAAACAAAATTTAAAAAGTTATTTAAATGATTTTAGATTGATTACCGATGCAGTAAATATCATCGATGGTTTTGTTATAAATGTAGGTGTAAATTTTGAAATAACAACATATACCAACTATAACAAACAAGAAGTAGTATTAAATTGTATACAATCTATTACTGATTATTTTAATATAAACAATAGAAAGATAGGACAACCAATTAACTTAAGTGAATTAGAATTAGAAATAGCAAATGTAGATGGGGTATCATCCGTTCCTAAAATAGAATTATATAATATTTGTGGTGATGGTACGGATAATAGTTATTCATTGTATTCATATGATATAAAAGAAGCAACTAAAAATAAAATAGTATATCCATCATTAGACCCTTCTATTTTTGAACTTAAGTTTCCAAATAAAGATATTAAAGGGAGAGCATTATAATGATACTATTTCATACAGCATCTAGTGATGCAAGTATTTACTTACAACAACCTTACCAAAATACAGGTATAGATGAGGTTTTAGAAATATCTAAACAATACTATGGTGATACTCCGGATATCAGTAGAGTATTAATTAAGTTTAATGCAGCATCAGTTGTATCTAATATTACTAATAATAACTTCACAGCATCATTGCAGTTGAAAATAACGGAGGCTAATGAAATAGCAAGTACATTTACAATTGAATTATTTGAGGTGAGTGGTAGTTGGGAAAATGGTACTGGCACTCGTTTTGATAATTTAACTACAAATGGTGCAAGTTGGTATTATAGAAATGAAAATAACTCAAATTGGTATAAAGAAATGGATGGTATTACCGCATCGTATGGTGTAGGTGTTACTGGTAGTTGGGATGGTTTAGGTGGTTCATGGTTTACTCAATCAATTGCAACTCAAACTTTTTCTTATACATTAGATGATATTAATTTAGATGTAACAAATGCAGTTAGAAATTGGAGAAGTGGTTCTACACATAATGGATTTATTATTAAATTAACATCCGCAGCAGAAGATATAACGAATAACTCTGATTATGGTAGTATTAAGATGTTTTCAAAAGAAACAAATACAATATACCAACCTAAATTAGTATTGGCTTATGCAGATAGTGGAAGTGTTACTGGTAGTTTAGCAGAGGTTAGTGATGTTATAAATTTAGCTAATTATGAATTTTTATATAGAGTGTATCCATCAAATCTTAAAAAAGAATATACCAAAGGTCAGAAAGTAACTATTAAGGTTGATGCAAGAGAATTATATCCGGTTAAACAATTTAATTCAGTATTTGCACATCAAGTAAAATACTACTTACCAACTACTACATATTATTCAATCATAGATACAATAACAAAAGAACCAATTATAGATTATTCCGAAAATACAAAAGTAGTAAGGGATAATTATAACAATTTAATAAAACTTAATTTTTCAAATTGGGCAGTTGGTAGAACATATACTTTATTATTAAAAGTAGTAGGTACGGATAATGAAGAAATTTTTGAAATTGGTACTTTTGATATTTATGAATAATAATGGCAATAGAAAAAAAATATATTAATTTTAGTGAAGTTGATAATAATGCTAATGTAACTACAAAACTATATTCCGATGTTTTTAATAAAGCGGAATTAGAAAAATCTGTAAATACATTAGTTACCGAATTAATCACACCTTTACCGGATAGAAATTTAGATTTAATTCCAAAACCTATCT